GCCACATTATCACTAATGGAAACTGCCGAACTCAAAACAATGTTGTTTTGGTTTGTGACAGTAGCCACTCTTACTGTGCCAGATATACCTGTACCAGTAACAACCATACCAACAGTAATAGTGCCGCTGTTCCCATCGACCGCTACGTTGGCTGATGAGCTAACCGCTCCGTTTGTATTTGCGGTAGCTGTGCCATCTTTACCAGTGTAGGTGATGATTTCATCGTTAATAACAACAGCGCCGGATGACGGGAACGCTTCTGCGTCTGTCAATATAACTTCTGTTGCGCTGTTTGTCAGAGCAACCGCTACGGTTGTTGTTGACTGTTTCCAGTTTGCTGCGGTGACTTGCTGCCTTGTATAGTTGGCATCGTCTGTGTCTACCTGTACTTCTGTAACATTTCCGGCCTCCGCGTTTGACACGGCAGTTGCTAGGCCAACATAAATATCGTTATTTGGCGTAGCAAAAGAGAGTGAATTGTTCTTAAATATGAAGTCAAGAACCCTTCTCTCTAGGTAGTTGGTCGCTGCGTTTGATGTTGCCATCGTTCTTACTCCTGTTTAAGTGCGTGGCCTATCAGGTAGACCTCTCCTGTAGGCATCACTATTCTCTCTAGCTTCAGCCAAATCCTTTAAGCGTTGTATTTCCTGCATGAACCTTTGCTCATACAGTTGCATCATATCCTGTTCACCCTTCATGTAAGTATACGCTTCTACAAGTGAACCGTAAAGAAGGGCATTAGGAGCGTTGGTACTGAGCCAAGTGTTGCCTGTACCTGCGCCAGCCGTGATGCTGGCTGGTCTATAATAATAATGAAGCTCTACCGTATACGCCTGATCTGGTGTAGGACCTACAATAAAGTTGTCTATATCAAAAATACCATAGTATTTTGGGACAGCGTTACTGCCATAGTCAATTGAGTAACGCTGGATAAAGTTTACATCCTTAATATCCAAGAACTCTTTATAGTTGGCTGTTGTAACCTGAAAGGAAAAAGGTGATAAATAATCGTTAGGGACATTTAAGTAGGGGTCACTGGCTGTTAACTGTGAGGTAGCATTTTTCCTAAATAGTTCTAAGTCAACCAGTGTAAAAATACGGTCTTCTGCGCCACGAATAAACACAGGCAGATTAGTTACAAAAGAGGTTTCCTCGTTCTCTGTAAAATCTTTAACTGCGTCTTGTAGCTCTGTGTATGTAAACGACATTTCACCTGCTCACTATACTATTGTTATGTTGCCAACCATACCGCTATGGTTAGTGCACTGATACACTAAAGAGGTATCGCTTGGCTCATGCGGAACAATAAACTGTGTTAACCCGGTTGTAGAATTGTAGTTATCTGTCACCCCTGTTGTAAAAGCAGAGCCGCCATTAGATGTTCTAATCTGCAAAGGATGGCTACCTACATTAGCTGAGTTGTCAATTAGGTATGTGTGTCCCTTGTAGAAGGTAAAGTTTGGATTATTGCCTGACGTTGCCCCGGGACCAGTAAAGGTATACGCGGTGGATCCATTTACGCCAGCGGTGTATTTGGTTACAGGACCGCTTGCTTCATCATTTAAACGTACCCAAGCTCCGCCGTGAGCGAAATACATCGCTCCGAGCGCATGAACATGAGCAATAGCCCCGTGATATGTTGATGCACTGGGTAGGTCACTAAAAGCCGCATAGTAGAAAACGATCTTATTAGCGCCTTGACTAACGTCAAGAACGCCGTTTGTGTCGATAATATCCGTAAGCGTGGTTCCATTACCTAACGCACTGTAGATTTCATCGAAGTTATCGTTTATCTTGTCCGCGCCTGCGCGAAGGGTATCACCCGTTCCATCATTAGCTGATGTTCCAATTCCTACTGCTTGTTTTGCCATTTAAGCCTCGTCAAAAGTCTCGCTTGCCGAATCGAATGTAACACTTATCGAATCAAACGTCGATGATGTTGTTGCCACACCAGCGGCAGCGGTTGCAACTCCGCCTCCGCCTCTTGTGCCGCCAATGGTTGCTGTTTCGCCAATAACTGTGATTGTATACGAATTGGCATCAACAACGGTGATTGTGTACCCCGCAGCTTTGTTCAAAACGGTTGTGGAAAAACCGTCAAATGCTTGTGTTTTACGGAAAATAACAACATTAGCTGTGCTGCGTCCATGAGATGGTTCAAACACAGTAATCACAGAAGAACCCGCACTCCCTGACTGAAAGGGGTTCATCACTAAAAGAACCTGACCAGCTACCTCGGTGGCTGTGTCCGGTCTAGGTTGTAAAAGAGCCTGTGGGTCCGGCCCTATTCTGCGTGGATTTAGTTGTGGGTGTTTTTCTTCGTACTCGTCTGGTCCAACTTTAAGACCATTCCACTCAACCAACATCTCTGCAAGACGATACCGAAACCCGGAACGATCCGAAAGACCCCAAGCCCTTTTACCAGATGCATGTCTTGCCATTAATTAACCCGAAGATATTGAATACTTGGCTGAAGCTTCAGCGGCACCCTGTCCTCGTCCTCATCTGCTGCACGTTGAAACTCTTCTTCGTACACCGATTTTAAAAGCTGGATTCTATCCGGGGCTTTCTTCATCGCGACGTAATAAGCTAGACCCGCAACCATACAAGGATAGAACCGAAACGGTGCATCTGCCGTATTAACTAAAGTGTCTGCGTCATCCATCCGCTGCACAAAATAGTAAATTAAAGTATCTGTGGAATTATCTGGGGTAGGCCACAGCGTCACCTGCGGCAGTGTTTGACGGTTATAAAAATACTGACTCGGACGGCCTTCTGTTGTTTTCGCAGGTAGTGTTAAGTAATCACCCCTAGACATCCGCGATAACTCAAAGTCTGTGCCACTGCGACGTATTACTACTTCTAACAAGTCGGTGTAATCCGCTGTGAAAGTGTATGTCGCTGTTCCTGATGTCAGAGCCTGTGTGCCTTGCTTAACAGTCCACAGGTTAAGACCCCTGTTAGCCCAGTCAGCAAACATCAAATTAAGAGACCGCCTTGCTGTTTTAAAGTCATAACCAGTACGAGCCTCTAACCCACACCGCTCATACGCCTCTTCGATAATTTCAGCGACGTTTAGCTCGAAGTTTCTGGATCCTGAAAGAGCCATTATTTTTTCCTTCTTAAAGATTTTACTCTGCGTGGCTTACCCGCTGGCTGTCCTAGTCTCTTCTTTTGTGATATTCTACTACGTTTTTCGGCTGCTGTCATTTCTTTGGATGTCTTAGGGGTCTTAGAAGACACGCGCTTAGAGGGGCGGCAATATGGAGTACCCCGTTTTTCACCCTTGCCACGCCCACACGCTTTGCCCGTGCGAACATCCTTCCAGTCCTCTTTGAACCACCGTTTAAGGGCCGCTCCCTTTTTAGTCTTTCGTACTGCCATATCTCATCCATACTTACTGAATAACTGCAAACAAATAAACAAATAAACCAAGAGAAATAACTATAATACTAGCGACAAGAACAATTTGCTTTATCAGTTCTTCAAATTCTCTGGACTTTTGTAGCTTTCGCCTACGCTCTGCCGCCACAGCCTCTTTTGCTTCTTGTATCCTTTTTTGTCTTTCTTCTAAAATATTCTTCCATGTATTCGGTCCAAAGCGCATATTCACCATAGTAGCTACTTCTTGTAGCTTTTCCGCCGCTAACTTAGCATCGATCATCTCACGAGCAACGGACTCTACACCAAACTGATCTGTCAGCCCAACGCCAGACTTTTTATTCCTAGCCTCGTTTACCTGCTTTTGACCTGTAAACAAAGCATCTATCTGACCCGCGATGTCTCCTATATCATTAGCTGTGCCAATGGCACTTTTAATACCGTCAACGGCGCTCTTAACTAAAGCTATTCCAGCCAAGGCCGTTGATATTGGTTCCATAACTATCTCTTTGGTGTAGGTTTACAAATCGCATGCATCTTCAATCTTTTGCCATCGCCCGTAGGAACAGGAGATTGTCTTGAAAGTTTGGACGAAAAGTATAAACATCGGTCCATATCTCTAAATCGTTGTGTGCTATCAATCAACTTACCGTTTAAGTACACAGCTAAAACGAACTCAATCATGGTCTTAAAACTATAGGGCCGCTATCAATATATCTTGGTTGTTCGGTATTTAAATGTTCCCCCTTTTGCTTTTTCCTTGCTGTTTCCCCAATTGGCTGCGCCGACTTTCCGGCACTTGGCGATTGCCCCGCTTGCATACGCTGACGGGAAGACCTTATAGCGGCGCTTAACCTTGCTGTAACATGCATCTTTAGCCATTCCTTTTTTTCCTTCTCGCACGTTTAGTTACTTTTCTTCTGTCATTTAAAACAGTGCCGCACCCCCTAGCAACTCTGGGATTACTGGATGGTCTTTTTCGTCTTTGCGGTGGCTTTGATATTTGCTTCGCCATTGATCCACGCGAGATTGTCATTTTTCTTCTCCAAGAAATCATCCCACAAAACGCTTAACATCTTGTGGTTTTCCGTGACCTTCATGTTAACCACTGCGACTTCGGTTTTTAAGTCTGTGACAGACATACCAATCCACCCACAAAAGCCCAACAGGGCTACAATAAATATCTTATTGTCCATTAGCACTTCCACCTCCGCCGTGCAGCGCAAATACGTTTTTTAGGTGTTTTGCTGCAATTAATATTATGCATCTTCATCTGCCCTTTTGAACGGCTACAATATGAAGAACGACGTTTAGCAGCTTCTGACCCCTTCTTTACTTTACCAGTAACAGCGGTCTTTAACTTTGACCCGGGGTTGGCGCGGCGGTACGCCGCCACACCAGCCTTGGTCATTCCCGCTCCAGACTTTGTAGAGCGGAAATTTTTCTTGTTACGATTTGGCATTTTGGCTGGTTTCCTAGCCATTAGCCAAAGAATCCAGTAAGCGAATCTACATTGGTAAGTGTCACATGACACTCATCATCGAAGATCATACCGTGGTCAGGTATGGTGATCTGATTGTCGTCGGATGTGTGAAACACCATCGACAATAGAGTTGCACCGGCACTGCCGTTTTTAAACACCACCGCAGGTGAACCGCTAGAAGCTGTCTTTACATAGAAAGCTTTTAAACGAGTTCTACCACCCAGCACTGTTCCGGTAGCTGTAACTGTTTTTGCTGTGATAGAAGCAGCCATTCCGCCCTCCTATTAAGCAAGGTTGTTGTTCTGCTGATACAGGATTGTAAAACGAACAAGACCCGCGTTTGTTGCAGCAGAAGCTGTCACAGTCAAACGAATGTCTGCTGTACCAGTGTCCTGCCAAGCTAATGCAGCACCAGCCTGAGTTGTTGGGTACTTACGCCCAGCAGTTGTGCCGCTTGCAAAAGTGTTCAGAATTGTAGCTGCACCTCCTACAGTATCACCGATACTAAGGTTGGTTGTAGCGTTAGCGGCTGTAATAACGTCAATCACACAGTCAATAATCTGAGAGTTTGCAGGGATAACAACATCAGTAACTTGAGCAGCTAGAGCGCCGCCTGATAGATCTGCTGAAAATGTTTGAGCCATAACAACTTGACCGACGTTAGCAATGTTTGAGCCGAGAGTCGTGCCTGTTGTGTTCTTGATAGTTCCGGCCTTAATAGGACCAGAGAAAGTAGTGGTAGCCATTTAAGTCTCCTGT